TATCTCCTTTTCATAGGGGTTAGTGGGTTCATTATACCCTATGTAATCCCTGCGATTAACGGAAGTTCTTCCTCCCCGGATCAACAACCACCGTTATGTTGATATTTGTATGGCTAATAGCTACTGCGGTGAGGACCATGAAACCGCCCAAACATACAACCGATCCAACCAATATCGCACTTTGAACGGCTATCTGCGTGTTTTTGACCTCGGTGATACTTTCTTTTGCCCGGTTCCACAGGCTTTGTTTCTTAGGTGCTGCCATCATCTTCTCCTTTCTTCGGTTTCGCCATCTCAATGATAAAAAGCAGTAGAACTATGATACCCACAAGCCCCAGGGCCCAGCGCCAGTTGGCGATAATAAACGACAATACCACCACAGCGAAGAGAATGACAATAATCTCTCCAACAATCACTCCAAGTTTGTAGGCTTTAGACTTATCCATCGTTTTCTCCTTTCAAAAGAAATAAAAGGCGCCATGTTAATGACGCCTAAGGTCCAAATATACTACTCGGCGAGAGCTTCGAGCGTGTCTTCAACAATAAGGGGGAGAGTTGCCCCATCACTGTAAAAGTAGATGGCCGCCGCTATGACGGTCACTCCAACGAGTGCACCAACAGCAACACCAATCTGCTTTGCGCGGACGGGGTTTTCCTTCACCTTATTCTTCAAGTTTTCAAACATCGTTTTCTCCTTTCAAATAGATAATAGGGTTTCATTATACACCATGTTTTTCTTTTTTCTATTACAGAAATCTCGGTTCGGCAGGATATGACATAACGATGCAGGGTTCATCATGCCACCTGGAATCCGGGGCATTTACAATCTTCGCGTCAAAGCGCACCTCCAATTTTCCCTCCTCGATCCGCCAACCAACCCGCCTTCCCGCCTCGATATGCTCAAGGCCTATAAAGTCGTAGAACTCATTCACCTCCTTCCACATCTCGTCAAGCAACTCATAGTTGAAGTCATTGATTGCTCGTTTTACCCTCTCCATCGTGGCCTCGAAATATCGTCCGGAGAAGCTATCGTAGAACAACACGCCCCCACCGTCAACGACTATGAGTCGATCTTCCGGGGGGTTTTCACCAATGCGATCTTCAGATATACCCTCCAGGATCTTATCGTGCTTCTTCTTTCCGAGGGTTTCGATCACTTTACCTTGATACTCACGAAGGCCCTCTACAGCAACTGCGTAAACGCCGGCTAACGCTGCGTTTCGTTTGAGGTTGATGCTGTTCGCACCTAAAATGCATGCCGCCGTGAAGGTACCACAAATGGCGGTTGGAATATAACACTTCCAGGTGATTCCCATCTTTTCTTTGAATTCTAATTCTCTGACACCACCATCGAACAATTCTTCTGCAGCTTCACGCTCCTTGGCAAGAATAGCCACAGCCTCAATTGTACCCCGGATAGTAAATATCGTCGTTGTGACGAGCCCCGTTACTCCGAAAACGGTCAAAATTGTCGGAGCTTCCCGAACGACCCCTTCCCGAAGCCTATGAATTCGCGGATTCATGGCCCTCCTTTTCAATCATCTGTAATATCGCGACAATTTGTTGGTCTAGCGGGATAGTCAAAAACGAAGGCACACCTAATAGTTCCGTCAGCCCCCGGCTCTTAATGAGCGCGAAGACTCTGCGCACCGCAAGGGCGTTGTTTGAGAAATATCGTGGCTGCCACCCCCTAATAGCCGACCAGTACCAGAATTCGCGTATTTCATGCGTGTTCTCCGATGGCTTCGTAGGACTACCTTCACACCATGCCGCTATTGTCCAGTCATCTTTTCTGCTTTGCTTAACGTTGATTTTCACCCTTTTCTCCTTTCAAGATTTTAGAATATCACTTATCAACCACTTTACGGCAGCCTTAAAACCCCTATACCGCCATACTGTTTTGAACGTTTTAACCATGCACCTCCTTTTGGTTGGTCCAAAAATCCCACCCGGGAAAATTTGAAGAAATAAAAAAGATCCTGATTTGGCTCTGTCGGAATCGTATAAGATTCCAGTTTCATTATAGGGACTGTATTTCACGCGAGGAAGAAAAAAGAAAAGCTATGTATTTCTACATAACTTCTCTTTTGGAGGAGCAACTAATTATTTCCGCACAAAACTAATTGCGCGGGAGGTAACCACGTTCAAGCGCTCATGTTGCAATATGAGCACAATCCCGAGGATACTACTTAGAGCTGTAATAATCGTTTCAGGCTCTATGAGCAGCGCGCTTTTTTTGGATCGCGCCTCGCATAAAGTCTTTAGTGATTCTACAGTTTTCTTGTAGTCATCCGTGGATGGCTTCATATTGGACATGAGATCAAGTACACGGTCAACCTCCGCATCAAACAACTTTTGTCGGTTTTCCATTTTTGTCTCCTTTCATTATAACAGATGTTTCTAATGCGAGAGACTAAACGGACTTATTGCTTTTGATAGTTCCTAGAACTAATACCCAACATGGCACCCAAACAAACGTTAAGGGCCATAATGGTGCCGACAACTTGTTCGCCGTATGGGAAACCCCAAATCCCGGCAAGCGCAAAATATAGCGTTCCGAGTGCCGGCAATGCGATCATGCCGACCCATTTGAGAATGTCGTACGTCTTATTACTAAAAACCATGAGGTACATCTCCTTTTAATCGATCTTCCGGCTCCCCCAATGGGAGCTTTTTGATTTTATTCATTAGGCGTATAGCTGATCCGTTACCACCAAGCGCCACATAGGGTACGTACAAGAAATCGTGCAGGTTCTCGAACTCATCTGGGGTAATGAACCCCCTATCGATATAGACCAAGGACAGAGAGAGAATTCTATCATGAGCGAGTCCAATGAGAAGTTTACTCGTGAGGTTGCGAGTTTTTCGTTTACTGTCCATGTATACCCAGAATCCGGAAGAAGCGCCGACTGCAGCTAAAGCTGTGACAACGCATTGAACTATTGTTAATATAGTGTTATCCATTAGACTTACCGACTGGCAGTATATGCGAGGAGCAGGCCATATACAAGCTCGTCACCCCCATTCGCATCTGATTCACCGTGACGAATCAAATCTACCTCAACGGGAAGCAAGGACCCTGTTGGTGTGTAAGTTCCCAAAAGAGAGTGTTTGATTTTAAGGTTCTCTACGTTAAAGGTTTTTTCGATAACCTCATCCCACGTATCGAGCGGAAGATCCCAGATCTTATCGATAGCAAACTCAAAGAAAGTGACTTCCCAATCCATATTTCCAGTAACGTCATTCCAATGGACTAGATAGACATCTAATTCCTCGTCCACAAGTCCGGGCGGCAACATAAACTGAGAAACAGCGTGGTTCATGACACTATCGACATATTCAAGATACGTAAGGTAGTCAGAGTCGGGGGTCTTAATTGCGCCAACAACCGGGAGAAAGCCCACCGCAGGAAGGAAAATATATCGGGTCAAATTTTCAATCTCGTTATCGGTGATTCCCTCAGTTGGTACCTTGAGAATATCACTAGCAACCACTATGGTCGAGGCATCCACGTTCACGGAGAGGGCTAAACCATCTCCGCCACCTAACCCGTCACCGGCAATATTATTACCTAACTTTGATGCGACGACAGACTTCGGGCCCAACTTTCCTTCCGTAACAGCAAGGCCGTCTATTTTTGGTGCGGTAACGGCAAGTGCCCCAAGCTTGGTGTTAGTAACTGCGCCGGTAGCAATCTTAGCCTCTGTTACGGCGCCCGTTTCAAGTCCACCCGGAGGGATTTGATCATGAGCTCCTGAGTGATCGTGGGCTGCCAAGCTAACCATATCATCGGCATACGGGGGTGCCCCGGATTCAACACCAGCAAGATCCCAGATCTGGGCCTGCAGGTTTGTTTCGGCCTCGGATGAGAGTTGATCTTTGATGCTGTCGAACCACTCTTCCCATTCGGCCTCCCACTGTGCGACTATGGCATTTGTGGTAACGTATTCCAGGGGGCAAATTACGAATGGACACTCTTCCGTACCAACCTTATTGACGATATTGGCCTGAGTAATTTCGGTTACAGTAGCTGCAACTTCAATGTGGGCCAAAGGGTACTGGTGGACGGTTGACGTATTTGTCAGAGTTGGAGCGACGGGCTCGGTTGCGGGGGTTCCTTCTAGAATATCGAACTCGTTTGCCCGAACTCCGGAATCTTGGTTGATTTCGATATAGACCACATCGATTCGAGGCAAAAGGGCGTCAGCCGTGGGAACAGCAACTACCACCTCAGCGTCATTATAGCTCCAAGAATGATCGAACCAAGCGCGACCTGTGCCAACAGCAACATTCATGTTCGCATTCTCGACGACCATCAAGTTGTCACCGATAGCCGCGTACACGCCGTCAAGGATCATACCGTCAAATATACGAGACATGTCAACCGCATCGTAAAGACGGTCCTCACCAACGGAATTGTAAAATCCAAATTGTAGGGTCATACTCTATCTCCTTTATTCTACAGTTTCAAAAGTTGGATACAATTTGATACCCTCAGAGTCTTGAGAATATATCATCTCAGTAACTCGAGCTTTACCTGCGTGACCGTAGTCGTCGGCAATTTGTAAAAGATCACCCATACTAAACTCCGTTCCGTAGGCATACATGACGGTATCAACTTCCCCATCAAAGGCCACTAAATATGGCCTCTTTGCAAGTTCTTCTAAACCCTTACCGGCTAAGGCATCTTCGTATTCTTCATCAGTCATCTCTCCGGCTGGGGTATTTCGAGTGATATTAGCTTCGAGATATACTTCTTTTCGATCTAAACCTGAACCGCTCCCAACTTCGACTGTCGTTCGTACATTTCCTACACCGGCCTCGCCAGCGACCAAACAGACATTCTTTTCTGGTCGACCGCTTGCAACATAATCCGCATTGATCAGATTGTCTAGTGCGGAAGTGAAGGCGACTGTGGCGTTGGCTGTTTGATCAAAACTCCGATTAACACCCACAATCAAAGCAAAACGAAATGCTGAAAGTGTCTGGTTCCAGATCACACGAAAGCCGATACCATTAGCAATACAAAGTTGACTGATCGCATCCAGGACAAATTCCCCTTGAAACTGCGTTTCGGCCGTTAGTGCGGTTATTAGTGGATCTGTGGATGACACAAAATTGAAATTGTCAATTTCCCTATCTGTATCGGTCGGGCTGATTATTGCGTCGTTTATAAGACCCTGAATACCGATCTGTAAGTTTCCATCAATAATCGTTGGGTTCCAGATAATGCGACCACCAAGAATAGAAGAAAGATCTCTACCTTGTATTATGAGAAGATCTCCATCTTCAGTATCAGTCTTAATGTTGATTGTCTCTAGACGCATTTTCCGTTTCCAATCCCGCACAACGCCAGTCAACTCGAAGTATTTTGTGTCGGTCAACGCTTCAAGAATCTCGACACTTGGAGCACAGGCCAGATCAAAGTCGCCAGTTTTCCAATATCGCTCTGTCCATATGAGGGATTTAAAACTGTCGAGTAGATAGATCTCTTCAAAATCTTCATCTAAAAAGACAATATCCATAATCTAAATCCCCTCATATGCGACAGCGTTTGTTATCCTGAATTCCAAATTCACAAGGCCGGACGCTGCGGTATATGCGAATATGTTATCTCCTTTTTGTAACTGGAACCAGGTTGGGTCATCTCCAAGGCAATTCAGAATGTTGTACTCTGTGCCACCTCGTATGAGAATAGCATACTTGTTTCCGTTTACCGTGGAAATATAAAAGTTGTCCCCTTCCGTGATGTCCGCACCCACAGTTGCTATTAACTTTGTACTATCTATAGCTAATTCCTCAAGGGTCCGGGAGTTTGTGAAAACTACTCCACTAGCACTTCCATTCGCATGAATATGTAGGAGGAGACCGATTGGGGCCTCGCCCTCATATAATACGGTCTTTTCGGTTTCCAAAAGTAATTCACTCATCTCGAGCAAGGGGGACACTAAAGATTCGTTTGAAAATGGAAATTCGAATTTTGACGTAACCGAGGAAAACACAGTGAGCGCTTCGTCGAGATCATACAAGTATGATTCGGGACATAAAACAGAGACTATACAACCAGAGTCTTTAGAGAATATCGTAGGCTCGTTCGATTCAACGTAACCATACGCATAGGCCTCTCGATCTCCAGCAAACGCCTCGATCTTTATCCGCCGCTTCAACGGAAAATACTTGTATGAATTTCGACGAGTTGTCGCTATGTCGTGACTGCTGTGAAACTGAAACCCAAATAGAATATTGCGATGCTCCGCTTTAGCGGTGTTATAGCTTGATCCGTCGATGCCGGATCTTTCCGTTAACGCAATATTAGCTTTTGTGGGGCCTAACCCCTCGACGTATAAAACTGCGAAGCCTGATTGCTCAGGCCTCGCGAGTTCTATAGTTATGCTCTCACCTAGATCATTCGTTATCTTTATCGAGTTCATTAAACTAACCCCTTCACTTGTAGTAGTTGATTCCTTGTTTGACGATAGATTTCAACCCGTGACAGGGGTGTTGGTGAGTTGTTTGTTTGTTCGAAGGTGATTTGCGCGCCCTCATGAATGATCGCACGTCCTTCGTCGATACTACGGGGCATTAAAACACCCCTTGAGATATTCGAAGCCGTAGCTAGTGTTGGGGTAAGATTCAGTGCAGTACCTCCGAACAACTCGTCTACCAAACTACCGGCAGAGCGAATGTCAGTCAGATCTACAACTGGTGTGATGGTCGGTCGTAAGGACATATCTTCACCTAACAGCCCAGCTATGAGCCGCATGGTGTCGGACATAACACCCACACCCTCTCTACCAAAGTCTTCGACACTTCTAACTGCGCCGTCTTTATTCTGTTGAATCCCTTTGGTGAAACCAAGCATAAGCATCTCACCAAGCCAGATAAACTTTCTTGATGGGGACTTTGCGTCGAAAAACTCTTTCACCGATTCCCATGCGGATGATGCTAAACTCAATATGGCTCCAGTTATCTGGCCAAGTCCTGCCGTAATGCCAGTCGCAAGACCGTCAATGATTGCAGCAGCCAAGCGACCAATAGCCTCTAACAGGGATTCCATATTCTCTTCAACACCCGCCGCCACTCCATCGATGAACGCAACCATAAGACCCATACCCGAATCAATAATATCCGGTAAGGCCAGTGCGATGGCACCCATAAACTCGACAATGATCTCGGCAACTAACGTAACAACCTCTTCGATATTATCTCTGACGCCAGTTAAGAAGGCTATCAGAATATCGAAACCTGCTTGTACAAACGCGGGCATGTTGAGTGCTATTTCCTCAAGCATTGATATCAGGACAAGAGCGACAACCGCGATGAAAGGCGGAACATGCTCAGCGATTAATCGAATCAAACCGGTGAGCAAAATGCCGAGTGCTTCAAACAACTTTGGTGCCACGTCAATTATAATTTGTAGGAACCCAAGGAACAGTGCCGAGATGGCCTTAGCCACTTCAGGCGCTGCACGCGCAATACCCTTAGCAAACACGATAAGAGTATCGATAAGCGTATCAATGATAACGGGAAGCAGTCCCAACAAAGTTGTAATAAACGCAGCGATACCCACAGCAGCGACAGCCCCACCAGCGGCTAAGGTCATCAAGCCCGTTGCAAAGAGCATCAAACCTACACCGACAAGGGCCGCACCTGCTCCGATTAAAAACATTGCGAGGCCTAAACCGAGCAGCGTCGGTACCACTGGGGTTAAGATCAGCCCAGCAAGGCCTAGAACCAAGAATATACCAGCAAGCGCAAGTAAGGCTATACCGATTTCACTTAAAGGCATAGCGCCAAGTTGAGCCAGCACAGGGACAAGAACCATAAGAGCCCCAGCGGCAATTAACAGCGCAACGCTACCAAGTATTGTCCCACTCATTGCATACAGAGCTATGGCCAATATCCCTAAAGCGCCTGCCATTGCCACCAAACCCCTCCCTATTTCTTCCCAACTCATACCGCTCATGTTCTTTACCGCCTCAGCGATTAAGTACATGGCAACGCCGACTATAGCTAAACCGGCAGCCTGTGCGATCATGTTTTTCGGTAAAGCACGCATAGCAGCTGCAATTATCAACAGTGCTAGGGCCATACCACCCAAACCTCTCGCAAGCTCTGTAGGATTCATACTTCCAAGCTTCTGAAGGACGTCGACGAATATCTCTAAGGCAAGCCCAAGGATGACAACGCCGGCAGCCGTGGCTATAAGGTTTGCACCATTTCCACTTACTTGTGAGAATATCGCAAGACCACCAAGCACGGCACCAACAGCAATCAAACCTTGTTGTAATACCTCAATATTCATCTTACCCATCTTCTCTACGACGAAGCTGAGTATTCCGATAGCGGCAGCAATTGCCAGTAGTCCAACCGACTTACCGACACCCTTTCCGTCAATAAATCGCATAAACAAAGCAATCTCAGCCAACATAACACCGACACTGATCAGGCCCTGTTTAAGGACCTCAGGATTCATGGCACCTAGTTTCTTAACAACCAAAGATAAGACCAGCATCGCCGCAGCGACACCAATCATACCCAAACTTGCACTCGCTAATCCGGCGGCATTCTTTCCGATAAACTTCGCGAATAGAACCATGCCGACTTGTAGAGCATATATAGTCCCCAAAGCCTGTGTCGTGGCCTTTGGATCTATACGAGCCAACGTAGATATGACACCGGCCATGACGAGTAATGCCGCGGCCATAGCTATAAGCCCACCACCACTACTCAGACCGATTCCTCCAATTTTAGCGTAGGCGGCCTGTGCAGCAATGAGTTGTACGAACATACCGGTCAAGATACCCATAACATCTACAAGTTTCTTTGTTGGGATAAAGGTCAAAGCGATCAGTGCTATAGCTAGAATACCAACAGCAATAGCAATATTTAACAACGTCTTCGATCTGAGATTTTGTTGCCAGGCCTCTAAAGACTCTCGAACACCGTCCAGAATTCCGGCTATACCGCCGAAAACCCCTTCAAGCTCACCGATGACACCGGTTCCATCAACAATGAAACTTTTGATAGCCAGTAAAATCCCACCAACTAGGCCAGCGTTGATTGTGCTGAACATCTCGGAGAAATCGAAATTCGCCAAGGCGTCAGTGATCATAGAGCCAATCCCACTTACAAATTCATATATCGCTGTGCTAGCTTTAAACATGCTGGGAATAACAGCTCTCGCCGCTTTCAAGATAGAAGTTATTATGAAACCGGTCGCTTTAACCAGAGCTTCAAAAGGCCTAAAATGAACCTTGAAACCAGTGAGGAAGTCTTTAATCGGCGAAAGGTCGATGCCTTCAAATATGGCAGAGAGTGCCTCCTTTGTTTTTTCAAATTCAACCTTCACTATCCCTATCATCAGAGCAACTTCTTCTTTAATTCGAGCGATAGCGGCCCTCAAGTACTCAAGGGTGTTCGTAAAAGTACCCTCAATATCAACGTTCTTTGCAAAATTGACAAGAAAATCGCCAATTTGAACTAGGGCCGTTACTATCGGAGAAGCGTCCACCTTAACGCTAACGTTTTCACCAAGTAGGGTGGATATAACACGAGCTAGATTTGACACTATCTCTATGCCTATCTTAAAGACGGAGAAGATACCAGCAAAGACCCTTTGAATATTATCAGCATTATCAATAATGCCGGAGGATACAACTTCGCTAATAGCCTCTAACGCCCTTGTGAATCCGATCAGGAACGCTAATTTAGCATCCCCGACACCGGGGAAAACGTCAGCAAAGGCAGCTTTGATTGGGTTCATAATTCCTAACAACGCATCAAAACTATTAAATAATGAATTGATAAGATTATCTCTTCCGCCCAAACCCTTCCAATTTTCAAGAAGTGCATTACGAGCATCGGCACCTTCGCCGATCATCGTACCTAGAGTATCACTAATACGAGTAAATAACTCTTTAGCTTCTTCAAAATCGCCAAGAATAATTTCCCAAGTTTTAGTCCATCCTGATCCAACAGCTTCCGCTAGAGTCTCTTTCAGCTGTGAGAACGTTTTAACCTTTGTGGCGGCATCATTAGCCATTCTACCAAGCTCTACAATGCCTGCAATTTGTTCTTCAGTATAACCCATTGTCTCGAGTTGTTCCGCGGTGAGGTCGCCCGTAAACTTTTTCAAGGTTTCCAAAAGAACTTCACTTGATAACCATCCGGTCTGGAGAGTTTCTCGGAAACTACCATGTTGGTCGATCAGACTATCGATGGCAACACCACTAACACGGGCGGTCTCCATTAAAGCATCTTGGAAGACCTGTCCACCCATGCCGGCGTTTACCACTGAGTTCCAGTCCATAAGTTTTACCGTACCAGACGATAATGCCTGGGACAACTGGTACATTGCTGTACTAGCTTGTTGAGAGTTTGAACCGGACACAGCAGCTAAGTTAGCAATACCTTTAATTGCTTGAGTCGAGGTTTCTAGAGATACACCCGCAGCTGTGAAAGTACCGATGTTCCTGGTCATTTCAGTAAAATTATAAATTGTCAAGTCTGCATAGGTGTTTAGCTCATCGAGAGCTGCACTAACATCTGCTAGAGTAGTACCTTCTTTTGAAGTGTTTGCCAGCACGGTTTGGATGGCATTCATTTGGGTCTCATATTCCATGAAACCCTCTCTCATGGGTCCCATAATCCGAGTGACCATCTTTCTGCCGAAGTTTATTGCGGCGTTCGTAAGATTCTGAATGATGGTAAACCCAACAACTCCCATTGCCGAAAAACGACTGGAAATGCCTTGAATCCCTTTCCCCATCTCCCCCAACGAAAAGCCACTGCTTGCACGAGATAACTCGCCAATACTCCTCGTAGACTCATCGAAATTGAGACCTTTTTTCATGGCGTCAAGAGATTTTATTGACTCTTTGGTTCCCTCTTCGAACTTCTTGTTGTCAAAATCAAGCTCAACAACTCGACTATCAACAGATCGACTCATAACCTCTTTACCTCCTTCCACAAATCATCCGCTAATTTTTCAAATATAGGTCTCATTGCGGGGTTGATGTAGTCCGTCGGACGAACATAACCGCCAGTACCAGTAGCGTGACCATATTGAATCAATATAGCGATAACAACACCCCGGTTCACATTGGTGTTAAACCATTCTATCGTGTATCGTCCACGTTTGTAACTGATAGAAAAATCCCAGGATGATGCTGTTAAACTCGAATCTTTCGGTGTTGCGGAGGAGAGTGCGGTTACTCCCATCTGTCCGTATCTTCTTAAAAGTGTTTGAGCCTTCATTCTTTGAGCATTTTTTAGAAACCTGGCAGTACGATTCCAATTGCCTTTTTGTTTTACCGTTACTTTGAACATGATCTTATCCCGTTGTTTTCAATGCGTCTAAACGTTGCCGATTAAGGTCGTGGTTTCTTCTATGCAACGCAGCCATCGACATTTTCTTTTTGGGTTGTTGCTTTATGTTGCACACATTGATTAGGGTTAATAGCCGGTTAAGATGCCATTTTTCGCATGTGAAAGGTATAGCAAAGACAGTCATCCAGTAATATATAAGCTCCGCAGTAATCGACTCACGATGTACCCGTGGAGTTTCAGTTTTACGGAATACAGTAGCAGACATCGGGCGCTCAATGTAAGCATAAACCGCCTGCAACTTAGTCCTATAAATCTGATCAAATATCACAGGATTTACATTCTGTGTGATCGTCATGCAACGAATGTAGCTCATCGTTTCCGCCGGAGACATTTTTAGTTTCGGAGATAAAAACGCCTTGGACCATATCGACTCCCACTTGGCTAGGGAGACGAGGGAATGCTCTAGTTTTAGTATCTGGCCGCGAATGTACGTAAACTCTTCCAAGCTTTCGTCATAAAGTTCGACCTTAGGAACTCTGATTTCAAGCATACCCTCTGTCTCCTCCTAGCCAAGCAAGATTATGATTGAACTACCGGAATGATGCCATTCACAAAGTCTGCTGCGAGATCTGCATCAGTAGCTAGCTCCATGAAAAGAACACTGTAGGCTTCTGTTTGTGAAAACAGATCCCGTACCTTGTCGTTCTTAACAAAATACTTGCCGTCAAGAGATTTCTCCCCATAGGATTTAAGCATCAAATCCTTCCAGAGCTGAACCATCTTTGGGCCGTCTTGTTCGGAAACAATCTTCTCGATGTATTCCGTCATCCCGCCGTCCATTGAGAGTTCCATCTCCGTCAATTCCGCCCGAGTGAGATTGAAATGAAAGTCCTCTTCTCGCTCAACGCCGTTGTAATCTACGAATTTAATCGTTTTCTTCAACATGGTTTTTCTCCCTTCAAAATACTATTGGACTAATGTTCTTTAATGTCGAAACGAGCCCGTCGAGTCTTAGTCCTTCCCTCGTCGGTCGTAATCTTACAAGCAACCACATAGCTTCGAGTAAGAGTGCCGCCTGAAATCCAAGTCAAAACCGTAATGCTATCGACAATTACGGCATCACCGACAAGTGTTAATCCCTCAGGAACGGTCATCTCAACGGAAGCGATTGTGTCGCCATCTAACCAGTCTTCCCACTCCCAGAGATAATCTAATTTATCTTCAAGAAGTGGATTTTTTATAAACGTTTTCATGTTGTTGCATTCTCCCGACTACCTATCACAACTGTTCTGTCTTCCTGAACGATTCCCAACGTTCTTTTACCATAGATATGATATCTACGCTGTGGTGGGGTCTCTGGAAATCCCAAATGAATAGTGGGATCGGAAACCGTAGGCACACCCGCAACAACATCGTCTCCAGTAAGAGCGAATAGCGTCGCCAGATATGGGTCCGACACAACAGGCACACCGCCCACAATGGGATCTGTGGTTAATGGGTAATACGGGACAGCTATTGACGGATCAGAGACTGTTGGTATACCAGCTACAACGGAATCTCCGGTAAGACCGAATTCCGTACTTATAGTCGGGTCAGAAACCGTAGGTACACCAAATATAACGTCATCTCCAGTAAGCCCAAACTCAGTACTTATGCTTGGATCAGAGACTGTTGGAATGCCAGCAACCACTGGGTCTGCAGTAAGATCGTATGTGATCCCTTGGTAAATGGTGGGATCTGATACTGTGGGCACACTACCCACAACTGGATTGGCTGTGAGGCCGAATTCCGTTGTAATGGTCGGATTAGATACGGTTGGTATCCCAGCAACCACTGGGTCTGCTGTTAGTCCATAATCTTGAGATATGCTCGGATCAGAGACGGTAGGTACACCGCTTACGACGTCATCCCCGGTAAGCCCGAATTCGGTACTTATAGTCGGGTCAGATATAGCGGGAACACCGCCAACAACGGGGTCTGCTGTGAGATCGTACGTAGTCTCTTGCGAGATGTCGGGATCTGATACAACAGGCACACCGCCAACAACCCCATCACCAGTAAGATCAAACTGGGTAGAGATGGTTGGGTCTGATACTGTGGGCACACCGCTTACAATTGAATTACCGGTAAGACCGAACTCGGTACTTATACTCGGGTCAGAGACTGTTGGAATACCAGCTACAACCGAATCACCAGTAAGTCCGAACTCAGTACTTATGCTCGGATCTGAGACTGTTGGAATACAAGATATAACGTCGTCTCCGGTAAGACCGAACTCAGTAGTTATAGTCGGATTAGAGATTGTTGGTATACCGGCTACGACAGGGTCTGCGGTTAGGATAAACGGTTGGCTAATGCTAGGATTTGAAACCGCCGGAATACCGCCGGAGACAGGATCGCCTGTAAGATCGAATTCCGTTGCAATAGTCGGGTTAGAAACTGTTGGTATGCCGGCCACGACAGGATCAGCTGTAAGGTCGTATGTCGACGACCCGTCTGGAGCCTCAAATTCAACATGAGAAATCCACACATTAGATCTATTCTTAGCTGGAGCACCCACGTCACCGCCGGTGTGAATTTCCGCTCTAACATCAGATGGATCTGTAATCTCTTCCGCCTCAACCTCGGAAAGAGTTAACGTAACTTCTACAAACCCTGTTTTGTTACAGTTGGTTGCCGTTCCTATTGCTATTTGTGTTGATCCTTGTAGCAATTCTAATTGAACGGTACGCTGATGGACGTTATCGTCTTGTCTTACTCTAACTGTTAGTATATGCCCAGTATATGCGTCCGGTGGATCAAACTCATCCAAAAGGAATTCTATGTTACCGTTTAAAGCATCCGCACCAACGACATAGTCTCCGTCATCAAATGGTGTTTCGTTAACCAATGTATACTCGGTTGTATCGAAACCAGAAGAACTTACCGTTTGTATTGGTCGCACATACTGGGTCATAATATCACTCCTGTCTTACTTATGCGGTGGGATCGGGCAACTGAATGACAACCGCGTCAAGCGTCCAGGGACTTCCCAAGGCGATCGACAGGACCGCACCCAGGTTACCGCTGACAAGCAGTAGACTCTCGCTGTCGTCGCACAACGCGAACCAAGCAGCATCTCCAGCAGCGTCAACAACGCCATCCGTGATCGCATCAATTTCCATCTGACGACCGCCACCAGCTCCACCCTCGCCTGGACCAGTTAGGCCGGGCGACGCCTTATAACCGAGCATATAGGTAACAGAGGCCTCGGTGAAGGTCGTGGGTTGGGTGTCGCAAATGTACAGATTTTCGGCAGTAAGCAAAGCGTTCAAACCATCATCGAAAACCTCATCGGCAAGAATATCAGCCATTGTTTTTCTCCTTTTTTGAAAGGCCCCAGAGACGCTTAGCGACTCCAGGGCCTTTGAAAACTATATGGTTAACTCAGAGACGCTTGGCGACTCTAAAGCCTTTAAACTACGGGGTCATCAAAACGAGCACTTCATCGGGGGAGGGCAAGTTGGGATCGCCACTGTCACCAAAGAGCTGGAGCTCCAAAAGGGCCAACTCGGGAGCAGTAGCAAGCGTCGAGTCGATCGTGATAACGGAAACCGGTTGTTCGCCCGAAACTGCCGCCGGAGTCGAGTTCACTTCCCAACTGAATGTGATCGCTTCGGGGGAGTCACTGACCGTCTGATAACCCTTCTCAGAGGGCGCAGCCAGAAGGCCGTATAGAAGGTGAAGTTTGTAGCCGAGGGCATCGCCGGCAACATCATTACCCAAGCGAGTCCGATAAACCATACCGAACTTGCCGCGGGGCTGTTGACCAAGCAGCATACCCGCGATCGCTTCAACAGAGCCATCAAGCAAGCCAAATTCCGGCGGATACGTGAATGCTTCGATCGTTGCGGCAAATTCCTCAACGGACATAAGGGTCAGATATTTGATGTTGTCCGCATACAACGCACTCGGTTCTGCCCCAGACGGGGATTCTGATACCGAAATCAGACCGTTCCAGGCTACGCCCAGAGGATAGTCGCCGGAGCCATCCATAGGATAGATAACCCCTTTATCGATACCAGTTTCAAAGAATCGTACACCTGTACCATCCCAGGTCAAAGCTGTCATTGTTTTTACTCCTTATTAGTAGAAAATCGTGATGGTTGTGTGGTTAAGACCGTCCACAACAAAAGCCCGTTCATGACGAGCAGACTCTAACATCATAATTTCCTCCGGCAAAGTACTATCCGGATTTTGAGTTATGACGGTTAAAGTATACTCTTTTCGCATAGCGTAAGGCTTATTGTTTGCATAATCAACGCGAATATCGCTACGTCGATAAACGATGCATGGATAGGTCAGCTTTACCCTTTACCGATTCGGGAGGCTGATAATAAGCAGGAGACGTTCCCAATAAACTTGTTAAAAGTGTATGAAGATCTAGTCTGCTACCCATTATAGACCCCCCGAATCGACAATATAATGCGAGGGCGGTTAATCTCAAAGGAGCTTACGGACCAGGAAGCGCCATTCCATACCACATACCGGATATGGGCGAGATTTTCTTCAGCATACGCGTCAGCAAGGATGCTGATACGATTATTAACGTTTACGTTCGGATTGACTTGATCGCCCTCGCGCAACTGCTTAATATCTCGTATCAGATCCCCAATATAAGGCCTTTCGGTCTTAACTTCTTCGTGTATGCCTGGCGAAGTCTCCTCTGTCCGTACAAAGCCTATACTACCGTGAAACTTAGCCATTTAGTCCTCCTACTGTTTAAGCGGTATCAAATATGATTAGGCGTTCGCCTGCTCGAGGATGATAGCGCTCTTCGGAACAGTCAAGGCGCCGGACATTCGAGTTTCCAGCAAGTACTTGTACTGGTTGTAGTCGATATCGAAATCATCAAAGAAATTGATCTCTCCACCCTTGTCAGCACCGATGACGTAGTCCTGCAGGTTGACCACAATTGCACGCAGGTTATACTGGGTGCCGTTGGGGGTCCGATTCAGTCCTTCCATCACTGGAACTTCTACAATCTCCTTCACGCGAAGCTCGGAAGCCAACTCTGCCAGACTGCGATACATCCGCCGGCCGTCGTTATCCTTGAGAAGCAACCAGGCGTTCAGCTGGCTCGGAGAAACAAAGCAGGTCGGATTACCACTCCCACGATAGTCGATGCGTGCGGTGATCATATCGTCGATCAACTGGTCGTCCGTGCGACCAACAACGACCTGGGCGTAATGAACGTACACAGCCTCATCGCCCCAGATCGGGCGAATATTATCGGTGTTGATATGGTCGTCGGCGTCTTCAATGGGATCACGCCCATCGCTAACCAGAACAGCGCGACTGATTTCCTCGTCCAACATGACGCGCATTTCGCCCTTCAGCCAGGCCACAACATTGAAATCGGTGATATCGATGATGTCGTCACGGTCAAGCTTCTGCTTTTTGTAGACAGTAGTTGGGGTCGTGATGCGCCGCAAGATGGAGAACACTTCTTCGATTTTCAGATTGCCGACGACGTAACCGCGGGCACGTGCTTCGTCAGCGGTAATATCGGCGTGGAGCGACTTGATGCGGGAAAAAGGCGTGTGTTTGGTTCCACCCATAACCTTTGATACCCACTCCATCCGGCGAGAAATCCAAGTCGGTTCCTTTGTTACATTGCGAGCATCGGGGAACAACAGTTCCAAGTTCGCCCGGTCGCTGCCAATACCGTAGGTGGTGGCATGTTGCAGGATCGCAGCCCTCAATGATCCAAGTTTGACGGCCGTCTTCTGAATTTCAGCGAAGCTGACATGAGCCAGAAGCCCTTCTTCGGGATCCGCATCTTTCTTTTTCTTCTTGTCAAACACATTGCTCTTCATAATTACTCCTTCTTGATCTGGGGGTTCGTTGCCGGTCATGCCGGTCATGCCGGACTGTTTAATGTCGGATTCGTCATCACCGCCGGGCATCAACTGGGCAGCCATAGCATAAAAGACCGTCCTTTGCTCTGCGTTGAGGGTCGCAAAGACCTCTCCAACAGTTCTGCTGGCATGTACCATAACGCCGTCGAGCTCAAGAACTACCTCTTCGTCCTCATCGTCTGACACAGCAGGGAGTTCAAGTTCTTCGCCACTATGAATAATGGCTTCATCTGCCGATTCCATCACGCTTCCATCGTCGTGTTGAATCGCTACAAAATCAATCATAGCACCGGGATTAGCGCCAGAAAGAACTAGGCTGGCTTCCTTGATCATGCCGTGAGCGACTTTCTTTGCCTTTTCGACTAGGCTGTTTGCCCAGATCGATAGAGACTTGAGGTCGCCGTGTTCCAATGCAGACTTGGCGTGCTTGGCGGGCTCGGAATCGTTCAAGAAACCATACAGATACAGCCCGGCAGGACGATGCTCAAAGAGAGCATGACCAAGAAGATTTGAAACTGCGTTATGACCGTGTTGCCAAACTAGTGGCACTATCTCCCCGTCCATGTGTTCAAAGGCGCCGGGCAGAATAGTCCGCCCATCGGTGCATTTGATGTTGTATTTAGTGGCCCAGCCACTAAAGTCGTGTTTCAGTTTTGACATGGTTAGGAAACTCCTTCTTTTTTATTGGTACCATTTTGACGGTTTTGCTCCTCAGCGACAGCCGGATCCTCTGGAGACTCTTCTTCCTTCTGATTCAGGTTTTTGTTACGCAACTCCTCAGCACCGGGATCATCACTAGGATACCAACCGACAATACCACGAATTTCATTTGAGGAAAAGATCTCATTCCTCGTGAACTTATCAGCAAAGTCGGGAAGATCTTTCGGTGAGATGTACCTGAATGCTGACCGGATAGACATAATGGTTTGACCTTGTGTTCTTCCGGTCTTTGTAAGAAAGGTTCTGCGCATTGCATCCGTGATGGCTGCCGTTAGCGGTTCGATAGTTCGGTTATAGTAATTCAGACTTTCTTCCTCGCTTGCCGTTCCATCAAAGATGGCTTCCGTTAACCCTAACTGGCTATATAGCATTCTCGTCAAGTATTCAACTTGAGCCATTAATTGGTTTTCGGCAGGTCGATTCAGTTGTGTGATGTGTTCTGTGGCGTCAGTATAGGCGATACCGTATTGGCTATCACGAAGTTGTTCCGTTATAGCTTGTCTACGATTCTCGGCCTGCTGCTGGCGCTTTTCGGTTTTAATGACAAAAGGAAGCTGAATAATCAGATCCAACTTCCCCGAACCACTTTGTCTATCAACCGCATCTAAGAGATTTAACTTTTCAATAAGACGTCTCAACGTCCCATTGGGCTCGTTCATAGTCGCATACAGTGGATTCTCTACAATCGCCACTGTTCTTTTTAGTAAGGTAAGCTCCTCGAACAAACCTGTCTGATCGTTGTATAAGCGAACGATGACATGCTTTGGATACCATTGAATTATTGATCCCGTTCTCATCGAATGAATATCGTAAGAACCAGAGAAACGGGGATTAACTGTCGTATCAACTGGAACGAGAGCAACGACTCCTTCATCGCACATAGACATGGCAGCATCTTGTATAAAAGAACGCGCAGACTGATCAATATTCGCCTCTACGGTTAAACAGTTATTTAGACCAGAGGGAATAACTTCTTGAAACTGCCCGTTCTCATTAACGCGGACATGATTCATCCGCATAGCTGCAACATCTATACCGATACGATTATAAAGAGGAGCTACAGTAGATTGCTCGTTTCCGAGTGAGAATTGGTGCATGTCGGGCCTGTAGCCAGAGCCGGAGCCCAGGTCAGTAGAATATGGCACATACAGAGCGTTGCCCCGAAACACATTCCAAGCCCGTGACAGTCTTGTTATAAAGTTATCTGGCACTCTACGCACCTCCTTTTTTCTGATTAAGCCTCGTTAGAATGAAGCGATAGAGGCTCGACACCAGTTCGCATCAGCAACGGTGTTGTCGGCCGAGGGAACATAGATATAGCTGGCATCCGCCCTAACTGAACCGGCGGGGGCCACTGTACCATCAATTCCACCAACGAACAAGACGGCCGCGCCGGCAAAGGAACCGTTAGCACAAGCTTCGGTGCACGTAATCGCATTGCCCAACACTCCGGCAACATCAGCGGTAAATTCAACAACATCGCCTGCACCATCAACGGCGCCAACACCCTGAGTGTCTGAGGCCGTTACGGCAGCAGCAACCGCGGTGACTGCATCTGCTTGCACGCAATCAGCGCCAGAAGCGAAGACGTCCGTACTGAATACGTTCGTAACTTCGTCGAAGGTTTCCGTGGAAACGTAGGCATCTCCAAGGGTTCCACCGATGAGCGCCGTTATAACGCTATCATCTGCACCAAAAGCTGCGGCAGTGCACAAAGGATGGGGGTCGTTGTGACCATCAGTGCCGTTAATCGCGTCAACAATATTAACCTGGGCTGTTGCCAAGTCAGTTCCAACAGACACTTCACCATCAGCATTAGCTGTGGTGTTGGGAACGAACGTAAAGGTTTTGCTCCCAATAAGCATCGTGTCGCCACTCAACGGTTGAGTGTCAATGGTCAGCGTCACAACAGAAGGCGTTGTGTAGCCGGTAATATCCATGGCAATATTGCTCGGAGCAGCCACTGACTGCACTGCGTCGGCACAAAATTCATAAACATCAACGCTACCAATAGTAACCGTTTCACCATCTTCCACAACACCAGCAAAAGTCAAATCAATTCCCGCAGCCACAGCATTCACTGGAGTGGCGGCCTCGCCCGCGCGCGAAGCGAGTTCTTCAACCAAATCGCCCAAACTAACTGTGCTGAGCAGGACCCGTGAAGCATTATTCAGTACTTCAAGTTCATCAGCAGTCAAAACGTCCATTTTTCAAGCTCCTTTTTAGTTATGACTTTTTAAAAAAGCCGTAGGTTTGTAAGAGGCCCAATCAAATGAGCCTTTAGTACTTCTTACAAGTTCTTCAAATTTATCTTCACCTCTATAGATCTGTCCTCTAAATATGGCGCAGCCACCGATAACTCTTGCAAATTCAGGAAACCCTACGAAACCAGCATCATCGTATTGAACGACGATGGCACCTTTTTGCCAAAGTCTATCTTTCGTTGATCCGGGAACTCTCCCATCAATGTGACATAAACAACCGCCGCTGGCCGCCCAAATAGGACGATCCTCCGTTTTTCCGACAACTCGCCCCGAAGCTACTTCTTGTTTATGAATATGATTGAAAACCTGATTAACGGTTGATCCCTGAACTAGTTTGCCAGCTGTTGCGCCGGGCACAGCTCGAGCGATCCTTCCGTGTATTACTTTCAAGTATTCATTCAGCCACCATTCGCCATCCGGATAATCGCCGACATAATGAACGCCCATTCTTGATAACCCCAATAGATTATCTATGGACATCAATGCGGCCAAATCGAGTTGATCTGCGGGACGCATTTCATAAACCTG